TTTTGCTTTCTACTGACATTTACTTGTCTCCTAAATGGAAATTTACTCAATTATTTATAATTATGGTTGCCTAGACAACATATGAACAAACTTTTCAAAGAGTTCGATCTGTACTCGATCTAAGTCTTTTTTCCTTGTCTCTTTGATTTGCTTTTTGGCTTGTTCAATCTGCATAGATTTCCATACACCATTTTCGCAAATCCAATCTACATTTTCCATAATGCCTTGAACAAAGGCATCCGGTGCAGATGGGTCAGCTACAATATCCACAGTAGCTAAATGAAAGTCATCTTGGACTTCCATAACACCATTTCTTTCTTTTAATGAACCTAATCCTCTAGAAGATACACCAAGCATAACGCCCTCTTCAATAAAGTTTCTAGCAATTTTGCCCATTGGTGTTTCAAGAATCTTAGCTCTGCCGACAACATTTGTGCCATCGAATTTTAATTCAGAAATAAGATGTGATACTTGATTTAAATTAATGGTTGGATTGGAAGGATGACCAAGTTCACCCAATGAACGTTTTTGTTCAATTAGGCCTTGATATCGCTGTACCTCTTTTTCCATAACAGACAAAGGATAAATTCTACCATTACGGTTTTGTTTATCTGCCTGCATAAAAATGCCTTCAATAAAGACATTTTTCTTACCATTAGACTCTTCAGTCAAGTATTTCAAATCTTGAGTAACTTCTGTGATTAGTTTCATTTTAGATCTTCTGATAATCTTTAAGTTCTTGGTTGTTAGGTTCAGTGAAACCTTGTTTAGTCAAACCCAAGTATAACGTTGATGTAGCTGGTAATGTCACTTTAATATTCGCATGTGATGCCTCGTTGTCAACAAACCCCATCATCTGCGAAAAGGACCAATTATCATTGCCAAATAGTTGCATTACCGTGTTAGAATTTCTTGCAATAGTAATAGGTGTTGTAGAATTACTATTCGTAAACATCACTGAATTAATTGTTACTCTAACAGTATTAGCAGCATCGGTTACTGTTTCATCTGGTAATTTTAAATCAGCTATTAAATCTACGTTAGCGGTGCCATCTCCCACAAACTTAACTATAGCTTGTTGGCGTACTTTCTTAATAAAAAATTTAGAGATAGCCATTTTTTAATCCTCTTTATTTTTACGTATGGCACCATATTTAGCACCCAAAGCCATACGAATTCTTTCCTTTTTGCTTTTTCCTGCAAATTTAGGATTGTCACTATGAACAAAATCATGTATCCATTCGCCCGTAGGATCAGAAGCTTTTAGTTTTTCTAATAGAGCTTCTTCTCTAAGTGCATTAAAATTTTTCATTCCTCTTTGTTTCCTGTATACAAAGCAGAAGCTAAATCTTGTTTCTTTGTATCTAATGCATCACTTACTCTTAATGCCATCATAGAATTAAATTTTTCCATAGCATCTGCAGATTTATCTGTTAGAATATCATTAACCATGTGTCTAATAACTTCAGATTGTTCCATTTCAATTCCTTATTGTTGAGGCATAGTATTATTTATTGGTGGCGGACCTTCGGATTGAATCTCACCTTCTATTCTTTGAATGTCGTCATCTGTCATTCTCAATATATTTTTCATTACATACTGTTTACTGAAAAATGTTCCAATATATGGTTGAATCTGATTTAAGACATCTACTCTATTACGAAGGTTTTCCGCTTCTTTCATTTCAGAAAAATACTGATCCTGAGCATATCTAATTTGAATCTTTTCACTAATGGATTTCCAATCAGCATCAGTGATCACACCTTTCAGAATAAGATTTGTTTTTAAAACATCTAAAAACAATTCATTAAATTTTTTACGCAACCTAGAAACAAACTTAGCAAATTTTAATTCGTCTCTAGTAATCTCTTCAGCTCTACCGAATTGAAATCCATTCTGTGGTTGCATTCTTGATACTGGTACATTCAATGCTTGATATACTTTTTGTTGAAAATAATTTATATCTTCAATCTGTCCTAAATTTTCACCTCCAGGCAATGTAGTGATTTCGGTTCCTCTTCCACCCTCTCTACGTGGCAACCAAAAATCTTCCAACATTGACATAAATTTTCTATCGTCTCTTATTTCACCTGTGGCTGAATCGTATACAATCTTGTTACGATATCTTGCCATCACATCTTTCAAATACTGTTCTGCCTTTATTTTTGGCAAATTACCTACATCGATATAAAAAATTCTTCGTTCTGGAGCTCTAGATAATCTATAGATTACCAAAGCATCTTCCATCATTTTTAATTGATTTATAGGTTTGATTGCCTTATGCAAATAACCTAATACAACATTCTTTTCCAAATCCATCATACCAGATGGAACAAATACAATCGAATCTGTAGACAATCTCAAAGCTTGATTTGAAACAGCTGCCATAGAATATTGAGGATTGTAATTAATACCCTTATCATTGTAAATAAAAAACTCATCTACATTTTTTATTAGATCAGCCCCAGTTTTTAGATCCTTTTGTTTTTCTATCTTTCTGACTTTACGAATCTTTCTAGGATCAACGTTTCTTAATTCAACTATTCCTCTTTTCGGATTAGTTACATCTATTACTTTTTGAAAATAAATTCTTCCATCAATATACCATTGTCTAAATAAATCATAACCCCTACCATTGAAATTTAATAATCTAAGTACTTCACCAAATTCTATCTTAATAGAATCCTTAATACTTTCAGGCAAATTCGAATTATCTAAATTAATAGATACAGGATCTTCATTATCCGTGGCTGCAATAGCCTCAGTTACTATTTCATCGACAGCAGTAGAGGCATCAGCATACATAGCTGCCTCTCTATATCTCGTAATTAATTCTGCCTCAGACTTAGAAGAAGCATCTAAATCTACATAGGTGCCATAATAACCAGCACCTGATACTGTAGCTGCTCCGTCTTCTGCTTCAGGAGCAATAAAAGATTGAGCTTTAGTTCCTAAATCGTTAACAGCATCACGAGATATTGTAAATCCAAATAACGAAATTGCCATATTTTATTAAGTTCCAAATGGTGTAGTTGCTATATCAAGTAGTGTATTCAATGGATTAGCTGATACTGTAAATGTTTGATATTCAAAAGTTACTGTAAATTCAGAAATGGTATCATTCGCTCCAAAATTTAATCCAACCGGACTTAAAATTGTAGGAAAAGCTCCCTGTAAAGTATACTGCTTTAATACTTTTCCATTACGATCTAACTGATAAACTAACATATCTCTTTGATATTCTGCTGGATTTAATTTGCCAGTCTTATTCAATAAATTATCCATACCATTCATCCATTGTTCTACAGCAGAACGAATTGTAAATTCTGAATCATTTATTACATTAATAGTAAATCCTGCAAATGTTCTATCACCTACAAGTTTTACATCTCTGCCTCTGTAAAAAACATTTACTAAGCCTACAGTTTGGCCCGGCAATTCTGCTGCAGTAACTAGAAAGGGAGCTCTAGAAACTGCGGCCGCTGCCCCAGTAACATAGGTAGGGAAACTTAGCTGAACTGCGAATTGATTCGGTCTTGCCCCACCATTAGTAAGTGCAGACTTGAATCGATCTACATTAAATGCGGTTGACATCTATTTCTCCCTTAAATTATGCGCCTAATTCTTCAAACGAAATTCCTGATCTTGTAGCAATAAAATTCAGTTGAACAAAGTTAATTGATCTTGCTGGTTTAATATAGATATCAGCTACAAATTCATTTCGATCTACGACTTCTCCAGTATTATTTGTTTCATCACAAACTACTCTGAAGTCTGTAATACCTCTACGCCCTTGGACATCTCTTAGATATGGTTCAACGAGATTTCTAAATTGTGCTCTAGTGAAAGCGTCATTAAATTCAAACAACTGAAACTTAGCTGCAGTAGCTATAGCTTTTTCTAGTACAATAAACAATCTACGAACATTAATTCTATCAAATGCGCTAGGTTTAGCTAATAATGTTTTATCACCAAACAGAACAGTGCCTTGCCCAGGGAAAGTTACTACAGGATTAACTCCTGCTCTATACAAAGTATCTCTGTCAGATTTAGAAGGAGAATAAGCCAATTTAACAACATTCTTAATTTGACCCCTATTGAATCCTGCGGGAGAAAACCATGGATCAGCAACAAAATCTGATCTTGCCGTTAAACCTGCAATATCACCATTCAATGGAAGCCAACGATACACATCATTGTACCTATCATACTGATACTTCCAACCTGAGTCCATTACTGCGTAAGATGAGCTAGGTAAACTATTTCTAAAATTCACTACATTAGTAACAGCCGTAGTGTTATTAACTACATCTACATAAGCCGGAGACGTAAATACCATACAATCTTTTCTTACTTCAGCCACATTATTAATAACTGAAGTAACATTAGCAGTATCTAAATCTCCAACTGGAATTAGATTGACATCGTACAATTCATCATTTGCAAGTACAGTGTAACCTGCCAAAACACCAGAAATATTGGTACTAAATTCAGCAGCTCCACCCAATGTCATAGTAACATTAGCTGATAAATTAGCAAATGTTGTACTAGTCGAAGTGTTACCCCAATTGCTAGTTGAGGAAGTATTAGCAGTATGGTTAGCCCATCTAATATACTTAGATGTATTATTAATTACTGTTTTATAATAATTAGCTGATCCATCTAAAGCTTTAGCGTCTGACGCTTTTGATAAAAACGAAAACTTTTCTAATACTGTATCAGATGTCCCAGTCCAAGTACCATTTGAATCTAATATGATAACGTGTAATTCGTCGTATTTGCCACCTAAACTACCAACATAACTTGATGTATTAGGTGTAGTTGAACTAAATTGAGTTTTATAAGCCCAAGTGCCAAAAGTATTAGCATCAGCCATCGATACCTTAATAGCATTACCCAAAATCCCGGGATATCTTGCAACCCATTCTCCCACATTAGTGAAAGTTAATGTGTCGTAATGATCATTATTTTTTACTAGAATAGAAGTATTTGATGCTGCATTTTTGCTACTACCATTTACTGCTCTAATAACTTTAAGATTATTGCCGTATGATAGAAAATTAGCTGCTGTAAAAAATGATACATAAGTGTTGGTTGTCGGTTTGCCGAATATTGAAACTAGAGATTTTTCAGAATCAACTTGAATTACCTCATCAACGGGGCCCCATTGAAAATTCCCTACAAATCCACCGGCAGTCGTGGAAACGCTTGGAACACTAAGTGTGTCATCTCTTTCAGTTACTAGTACGCCCGGCGAAAGTGCAAAAGCCATCTTAATCTCCTAATAATTTTTTGAAGTCGTCATGACAACTTGATTACTATTTATTTATAAATAAAAGGTTTTAGACATTTTCTAGCATCTTTTGTTTCATTTTTTCCATAGCATCAGTGGGATTAAAATTAAACCATACATCATCGCCGATTTTTTCTGGTTTTGATTCTTCTGCAATACCTGTGTTTACAATACCAAATGGAGTTAAATTTTCTTCAATCTGTTTTGTTTGCTGCTCATACAACGCCATTCTCAAATTAGAATTAGTTAGTTCTTTAAAGTATAATTCATTAGTTGCCCAGGAAAATAGAACCAACGACATTACCAAATCATCATGATATCCTTCATCTGCCTTAAAACTACCTTTTTGTTCAGTGAATGTTGATATTTCAGAAATAATATCTTTATCTGTAATCAATAATTTTTGTGTTTCAACTAAATTTTTAAATAGAGAGCACCCTAATCTTTTTACCTGTGTGGTAGTTCTCAATCCTAACGTACTACCTGTACCGAAACCACCAGATAAAAATTGTCTTGCTTTACCTGTAGCTGTCGCAAAAATATTTTCATATTCTAGATCAGTATAAAGCGAATCTACTACTTGCTGTCCAATATCATTAGTTTCCACTAGACAAAATGCATCATTAAAATCTCTAGCAACTTTATATAAGACAGTTGCATATAAAATAGGACTTATTTTATTGTTACGATATTTAGCTACTATTTTGAATGGATACTCAGTAACGTCTATTACTGTAAAAGCAGAATAATCTCCACCAACACCCCTAGACGTATCTGCAGAAATAACATAAGTTCTAGCTTTTCTAACTATTTCACCTTTGTCATTTAGTAATCCTTTGATAGGTTCTTCTATTACATCCAGTCCCTCATTTTCAAACACATAGGGCAAAGGCGACATTCTCATTATTGCATCAGGTGAAATTAAAGTATTAGATGAACCAAGGAATCTACATAAAACTTCTTGATTAAATTTTAATTCGCCAAGTAGCGCTTTTTGCTGTGCAGCCCACTCTTCAGTTCTACCGGGTATTCTAGAATAAGGAATATACAAAGATTTAAATCCATTAGTTCCTTGCTCAGCATCATTCCAAAACTTCCAAAAATGATTATATCCAAAGGGTGTAGATGTGAGCAAAATTTTTGTGGTTTCACCTGCAGAAATTGTCGGATAAACAGAAGTGAAGAAATCCTCAGCTACATTGTTTGGTATAATAGCTGCCTCGTCAATATATAACCAGTTTACAGATTTACCTCGAATACCCGAAGAACTTGTTGCTGCAGTGAAAACTCTTGATCCATTTTCTAATTCAATATCGCCTTTGTTAAATGTTTTAACACCTTGTTGCATCCATAAAGGTAATGCCTCATACATTATTTGATATCTATATAGAACTTCTCTAGCAGCAGAAGATTTATTGGCTAAGATAGCAACAGTCTTTGATTCTTGAAATAAAGTGTACCATAAAATACAAGCTGCAGCTGTAATAGTTTTACCCTGCTGCCGTCCCTCCATTAGAATAACTTTACGATTATTAAGTATAATGTCTACTTTTTCTTTTTGGCATTCATACAATTTAAAATGAACTAACCCTTGATCTAATGAAACAATCATGCAATAAGTTTCAATAAAGTATATTGGATCCTGAGAACATTTTAATATCTCTCTCACCTGATCTGGGGAATAATTTATAACAGTGCCAATCTGTTTTAAATTTGGATTACCGTTATAAGCAATTTTTTTATTCATTATTTTTCTTTAATAATTTCATCAATTCTGCGGTAGATCCTGCAAACACAACATTGTTTTGAGTGCCAATACTTTGTTTTTCGTTATCAGTATTTAAATCTTTTACTCTTTTTTGTACTTCAAGTAAATCCTTTGCCACATCAGACATAGTTTTAATGAGCTGGCCAGCAACTTCATACGTTCTCGGATGCTCAGAATTTTTTGCTAAATTTATCATTTCATCTAAAGTATCCTCACCCTTTATAATTAACTTCCTAAGGGTGGCTCTAGCTAGTTGATAATCATCTTCTTGATCTAATTCTACAGATTTAGAAGGAATTATTATCGGCAAGTCTTCCTTGGGGCTATGATCTATACTAAATAACTTATTCAATTCTGGAATATCTTTCATTAAAAATCTTCGTAGTTCTCTAAGTAATCAAAACTTTCATTTGGTAAAGCAGTATTTGGATCTACTTCGACAGTGTACGTTTGCTGCTTATTAGTGAAAGCCCTATCTGAAAAAGTATCTGTAACAACCTTTCTAATAACACCTTGTTTATTAATAGGTCCATAAAAATTTAATTTCATTAAAAAATTAAAAGTCCAAATTATAGACCTTCTCGTTCTAAAATCTCCCTCATATTGATCGTCATATGTAATATTTTCCAAAATTATAGGTAAATCATTTTTAATGTTGAGAACAGGAACAGCTTTGAGTGTTAAATTATAATCAGGATTAAAATAGGGAAGTATTTGCTCTACGATTTGCAAACCATCATCTTGATTCTTAGAATATACATATAGGCTAATATCTATATTATACGGAGTAGGAGCATATTGAGCTAAGGCGTTTGTAGAAGAATTAATCGCTCGGTTTTGTTGTATTGGACTTATCTTTCTATTAGGATCATATCTCAATCCAATCATTTCAAAAGACATTCTAGGTAAAATAACTTCTATATTTTGTTCATCAACACTTGGTTGTTGAGCTATTCTTTGTATAAATTTTTGTTTTGGTGCGTAAGCCAAAGGCACTTTTATAGTTTGGATTATTGAACCATTGGAGTTTAATCTATCAATGGTAATATTATTAAACATATTACCAAATGCCACAATAGATTTTCTAATAGTCCCCCAATAAAATTTTTGATCTAGCATTATCTATATACCTCACCAAATGGATTTCTTTCAGTAAAATCCAAAATATTATCTATATTAGTATCAAAATCCTCATTATCTGCTGCAGGATCTAGTGCAGTAGTAGTATATCCTTCTACCATTAATGAAGATTCTGAATAGTATTCTAAAAGTAAAGTATCACCATCTTCTTTCTGAAATTCAAACTGTTCAATATCTAATCGTTTATCTTCTAAAATACTGTCTATGTCATCTATACCAGTAGTAACTCTTTCATCAGAGTATTCAAATAATTCACAATCTAATTTAAATACGTACAACTTTCCTACCTGAAAAAACGGATCCTGTCCAGTTACTTTACGAATTTCAAAAAAGGATTTAGTTAAAGGAAAATATAAAAGATCACCTTCAGCTGGTCTTGTTTCCAAAATGGTATTACCCACTCTCCCAACTACTTGATCCCATCTTCTTCTTGATACTACGAAACGAGCAGTATCTCTTAATTCTACACCAAATTTTGTTAACAATTCTCCCTCACCTTCGAACCCCATAACATTTTCCATATACATTTCAATTGGATAAGCATGTTCGTAAGTATTAAGAGGATCCTCGCCCAAAATGGGATCCTCATTGAATGATTTTCTTGGGATGTAGTATAATTCAAATCCATAAATTTTTAGACACTCTATAATCAGATCTTCTACAAGCAGTTGCTCAGATCTACGACCCATAGGAACGCCTGAATGGAAGTATGGATTAACTGTAGTCATTCTTTTTTATTGACTTTCTATAGACAAGGTGTTATTATCTCTATGTACCTAGATGATATTACCCTACAAACATATCTACTGGTAGTTCAAATCTAGATTGCATTTCATCTTCAATAGCTTTTATTTCACCTATTGCTTCTTGATAAATTGTATCTCCATTAAGCATAACACCTCCAGGT